AATCCACAAGGACAAAAGGATGTTCTTGATTATGGTGAGGAGCAAGGTTTCTTAACAAAACAACAAAGAAGTAAAGCAAATAAGGAACTCAAATTACCTACTGTTGGTGCTACAGTTGGGGCGGTAGCAACTGCTCCAGCAAGAGTTCTTCAATCTACAGCTAAACAGATAGTTAGACTTCCTGAAATAGCTAAAGTTGGTGTGAGTGAATTTACACAAGATTTCTTAGGTGGATTCCAAGATGTCAGAAACAGATTATTTCCGGGAGGTTTAGGTAGATATGGTGAATTACAAGATGAAGCTATACGTAAACAATCACTTAGGTCTCAACAGACAGAAGCATTGGCTAGACAGGAGTTAAGGGATATTGAGAAATCTCCAGTATTACAGCCTGTAGGTCAAGAGCTTGTAGAGAGAGCTCAGAAAGCACCTGTAGGAAGATTCGTAACAGGTGTTACAGAATCAGCTGCGGAATTAGGTGGGGCTGTATTAAGTGGTCAACCATTAGCTTTCTTTGGAGGTAAAACTGCAACAGAAGAAACTGGTAGAAGATTACTTGAAGGTGAAGATGTAGGTAAAGCGCTAGTGTCTGGTGTTACTAAAGGTGGGCTAGAAGCTGGTACAGAACTATTACCACTTAAATTAATTGGTAAAGCATTTAAAGGACCTGCTAAACAAGCACTTGCTAATTATATATCAGCTACTGTTACAGATGTTGTAGGAGAGAACTTAAATAACTTAGGTGCTAATATAGTAGATAAAGTTGTATTTGAAGAAGGAGACCCTTTAAAAGATACATTAGCTCAAGCTCCTGAAACTACATTACAAACAATAGCGTTAGGTCTTCTTGTTGGTGGTACTGGTAAAGTAGCCAACAACGTTAAATCTAAATTAAATAAAGGTGAGCAGTTAACTGACGCCGATGTTCAATCATTATTAGTTGAGTTTAATGAGAAAGGGCAAGAAGTGCCTGAATTAAAAGGTGAGGATTTCCAAGTAACTGAACCTGATGCTAGACGTGCTGGTGAGTTTAGAAAACAACAAAGAGAAAGTATAGCTACAGCATTAGACCCTGTTATAAAAGCAATAGAAGACGGTGCTGATGTTAAAGACCAGAAGTTTATAAAAGGTAATGAAACTTTAGAATTTGCGGTTAAGAATATAACTACAGACAAGGTCTTAGGTGACCAATTAAATGTATTAGTTGAAGATGTGCTAATGAAGCCTAAGCAACAAAATACTCAAACTATACTAAATGAATTATCAATAGTTCAAAATGATTTGGTTAATAATTTCGGACTTAAAGCTAATTCTAAGACTGATAAATTAATAACTAAGTTTGGTGATGGTAGATTATCTAAAGAAGCATTAGTTAAACAGGTAGGTCAAGCACAAGCTGATAGAATTGATTTACAATCTAAAATGATTAGAGAGTTATATGACAGATATTACAACAGAGTTAATGACTCACTAATAGCACAAGGTAAACAAGGGTTACCTAAGATAGAAAACTATTTTAGAGCATTTAATAAACCTACATTTATGGATAAATTAAGACAAATATCTGAGATAGGTGCTACAGCTCAAGAGTATACAGCATTAGAAAAAGAACTTAGTATCTTGAAAGAGAGAAAAGGCACTGAGAATAACACTGGAGCCTTAGCTGGACTAGTAAACTACATTCCACAAATGGCTTACCAGTTGAATATAAATCCTCAAATCAACGTGTTGAAACAAGTTGCTGATGAGATAAATAATGCATCTGGAGGACAACTTGAAGCTTTCAAAAATAATATATATAATCAAGCTGATTTATTGGCTGGAAATAGAACTCAAATTGATAACTTAGTTAGAGGACTAAATGAAAAAGGATTTGATGCGTTTGTTATAGCTAATAGACTTGCTAGAGCAAATAAAGTAACATTTAAACCAAGTGTTGCTGTATCACAATTCCTGAACTTACCTAATGGTGCGTTAGTATTGATGAGGGGTGGTAGACAAGGTGCTGTTGCTGGATTCCAATCATCTATACAAACGGCTTTAGATTTAGCTGATTTAACAGCTTCTGAATCATATAATGCAATGCAAAATTCAGCGATGATGACAGAGAGATATTTGGATTTAGAATTAAATAAATTTGATGAGGCTAAATTTAAAGCGTTAGATAATGCTAAAGCTATGGTTGAATTATCAGATAAATTAACATCATCTGTAATATGGATGAGTTTATATAATAAGGGTAACGCTCTTGGAGTGGATAACCCAACACAATATGCAGATGTTAATACTAGAGAGGCTATTGGTGGTAGAGGTATAGGAGAAAGAACTGTAGCTCAACAATCTGAACTATTTAAAGCATTTGCACCATTTACACTTGAAGTTGGAAATACACTTAGATTAATTGGTAAGTCTGCTAAAAATGTAAAGAGTGATGCATTTGGACTATTAATATTTGGTTTAATGACTATGTTCTTAGGAGACCTTCAAGAGAAAATCGTGGGAAGAAGAGGTGGAAGTTTTGACTATGGTAATATAGTTAGAGATGCTTTCCAAGGAGACTCAACTATACCAGAAGCATTTGGTAGACTTGGGGCTGAAACACTCAACTCACTTCCAATGGGTTCAGCTATCGCTGGATTATTGCCACAGGATACTAGAAAGAAATTATTTGGTCAAGATGACCCATCAAGATTCGGTACTGGAGCAACTGCGGTTAAAGATGTTCAAACAGCAGTTTCAAAAGCTACTAGAGGAGATTTAGCTGGAGCAGGATTCCAACTTGCTACATCATTCACACCTACTGGTGGAGGTTCTCAAATCAGACAATCAACTCAGGCTCTCACTGATGTTGCTAGAGGTAGATTGACAGGACGAGAAGATATTGAGTTTACACCTGAGCAATTAGCTATAAAACCATATGCAGAGCTACAACAAATGGCTGATATTTATTTAGAGAATTATCAACCTGTACTCAGAGAAGATGGTAGAGTTGACGCTAGAGCTGATAGAGATTCAATTATACAAGCATTAACTGAGGCACCTATAAGAGGTGAGTCAATTAGAGCTGGTGTTGCTCAAACTCCAGAGAATGTTATTAGAGCAGGGCTATTTGGTAGAACAGCTCTTCCTGAGATTGGTGGTCCAGAAGGATATTACCAAAACTTAGCTCAGAGATTAAGTGCTCAACAATCTGCAAAGTATAATAAATTAGTTGAAGAAGGTTTTGAACCTCAGAGACTATTACAAACTTTACAAGATATTAAGTCACTACCAAGTCAAAGTAACAAATCTAGAGCAGATTTTCTGAGAAGTCAGGGATATTCGCCAACTGAAACGAGAAGTATCATAAATATATACTTTTAAACATAAAAATAGAGCAAGCTTCGATTAAGGCTATTAACAGCCATTCTAAGAGGTTTTGCTCTTTTTTGATATCATTTATCCTAAATAAAATAAAAACCTCACACCGGCTAAGATATGAGGTCGTTTTTTTCTAAATGTATGAAATTCGGGTAGAAAAGTCTCTTTTTTGCAAATTCAATATAAAATTCGTAATCTATGTCTAAATCTTCAAAATTATATGTAGAAATGTCTTCATTTAATATTTTTGAATGTTCAGAAATTTCTGACGCTTTATCATATTGAGGTTTTCCTTTTTTATTGATTTTAAATTTCTTTATTGTTCCGAATCTTTTATCTGTTGTTGCGATAGTTCTATTAACTTTATGTATTTCTTCTTCCTTATATCCTAATACATAATCTCCAGTATAATATAATGTTCTCTCATAACTATATCCAGTTTTACTAGTGAAGCAGAATTGTAATATATCCTTGCAATCTCTAATAGTATTTTCTACTGGTATGTCTTTTGAATAATAATCAACTATTGCTTTATGAACTATTGGTGCATTTAAGTTAGCTGAACCTGTAACCCCAAAAGCTTGATTAGCCCACTTACCTTTTAGTTTACTTTTACCATTATCAAATTCGATATAATAATTGTTAACATTTTTTTGAGTAATATGTCTAACCTTATCCCAGTCCATTCTGAGCATAGTTCTATTTTCCCATTGTGATACTATATTTTCCATAGCCTCTTTATCCTCTGGGTTTATTAATGTTAGAATACCGTCAGTATTAGTTTGTATTATCTTACAATTAAACTTTAGATATAATTCATTAGCTAGAGCTAGTAATAATAATTGACCTAGTATACAAATCCTACTGGCATTATCAGCATCAAATATAGCATTATATTGATTCTTCATTGCACCATATGTAGTATTTAATATAAGCTTAGTTGCATCACGCTGACTATTGTACATCATATATTCCTCAGACCCTTTTTCATATTGGTCTCTGATTTCACTCAATTCAAATTTCTTATTATAAATTGTTTCATATAAACCTCTATCTTCAACAACTCGTCTACTTAAATAGTTGTAGTGAATCATCATATTAGGATAGTATGAATCAACATCAATATTATATAGTTGTTCGATATCATTACTTGTTATACTAACATTGTCAGATATTGTTGAATGTATTCCACCAAGCCCCAATACTATATCATTATCAAATAAACTGATAGATTGTTTATCTACCTCGCACATTGGTCTATTTGTATAATATTCTAATACTGTTCTTGGTACATACTTCTCTAAATAATCTTTAACATTTTCTGGTATAACAAAATACTCATTCTCAAATTCTATCTTTGTTGGATTTAATACTTTTGTAACAAGCTTAGCATTTGTTGACTTCATTATGTCACCTAAATCTAAATTAAACATATTACCAATAGTTATTTTACCCTGAGTATAATCTTTTCTAAAATCAAATAATTTAACTGTTGCTCTAACGTCGGCTTCACAATATTCACCAATCTCTAGCTTCTCATCTTTAGTTAAATCTATTTTATTAAATGGCACCGTCGTCTCTCTAATATCCATACCTACATTACTTTCAAATGTCTTTAATGAACCCATCATATCATCGAATAAATCTAAGAATAAGAATTTACCCCAATATTTATAATTATTAAATTCATTTTTAACTTCTCTATTATCATCACCCTCAATTATATCAAGTGATAATCCATATACTTGTTGTGGTGTATAGACTCCGAATAATAGTGCATTTAGAACTCTAAGGTCATAACCCTTAATATTATATCCTACAAGAATGACACCTTTAACTTGCTCAAATAAACTTTCTCTCCAGTCAGTATCATCTGATGTTATTGTTATCATTCCTGTTGAATCCTTGTAAAATTTGACTAACCAGAAGTCTGGAAAGACCTCGAAGTCAAAGAAGGAGAACTCTATTGAGTTAGAACTCTCCACTACCTGATGTTCTATGAGCTTTCTTGATAGCATCCATCTCACCTGTCTTTCTTGGAATTACCCATCTGACAACATTTCTATCATCAGGTTTTGTGTGTGGTGTACCTTTTGTATTTGTTGTTTTTCTATATACTAAGCCGAACATCCCTTGCATCTCAAACTTGAAGCTCTGACTATTCATTTTCTTAAACCCGTTCATATCACAATAATGCTTATATTGGTCATATGTGTCTTTAACAGGAATATGTTCAAGTGTTTCAACATTATATTCAAACTCTTCAATGAACTGTCCTATTGAGCTTACAGACCTCATATAAGTGTTCTTTAATGATTCAGATTTAGCATACTCTGTTAATTTCTTTCTCTTTAATACTTCATGTATAGCATCCACAGCTAGTGTGAATAAGTAATCCAAATCATTTTTAGTTATTCTTAACATCAATGTTGGGTCTGGATTCTCAACTTGTCTCATGAAGTCTATTACCATAAATCTTCTATAAAAACCAAAAGTAGTATCTTTACTTCTTGGTATCTTATTAGTAGTAAATATCATTGTTGCATAATTCCTAAACGTTACAGGCTTCTCATATTTAACATCCACTGTTATTGGCTCTCCAGATATAACCTTCTTCAATACGTTTGTACTTTGTATTGTACTTAGATTGATATCATCAGCTACGTTAGCTAATTTTCCAGCCATCTCTAAAGCCTTACAGTCTTTGTTTAAATCTTCAATCTCTATATTTGAAACGTTGTTGTCATCTAACATTCTACTTATTATGTTCATCAATGTTGATTTACCATTAGAACCTGTACCATAGAGCATATATGCCTTCTGATATATATTGTCTTTCAATAAACAATAACCAACCATTTCTAATATTACTGTTCTTTTATTATCATCGCCATCACAGAAGAAATCTAATAAGTCTTCTATTATTTCTGATTTCTCAAGTTGTGGGTCATATATTCTAGGTACTCTTATAGTATCTACCTCAGCCCACGTGTGAGGGTATAGCTTTTTCTCTATTAGATTAAATCTACCTTGCTTTGTATTTATAACGTGCCACTCTCTATCTAAATCTTCAACTGGTCGTTTAGTTTTCATCTTCATGAAAGTCACTACCTCGTTTCTATCATTAGTAGATATGTTGCTAACGTAATCATTAAATATCATGTCATGAACTTCATCTGTTTTCATAGGATGATAATATCCATGTCTATATTCATACATCATATTACCAGCTGTAACTAAATGCTTCTCAGAAACTATTGTTTCAGCCAATAATAATAGCTTGTCAATCCTAGTCAGGCTACTGCTCTTAACACCTTCTTGAACCTTTTCTTGATTCTCTGGTCTAAGTACTGTCGCTTTCATCTCATCTTCTGTTAATGATTCACTAAATAAATATTCATTTATTATTCTTATTGAACCTTCTATCTCTACTGCTGTTAAACCTTTTGAATGTGACCCTAATTTAAGATAGTGATTATAAAGTGCATCGTTTCTACCACCCTCATCACCAACCTCTATGAAATTAGGAACTTCCTTCAAACTCTTTTGAGGTTTTAAAAAATATGGGATTTCATCAACTTCTCCATCTGGTATAGGACCAAATTTTCTATTGTCATCATTTAGTGGCATTGTGATATTTCCTTTATCAGCACGCCTTATATCTATTTCAATACCTATAGCGGTATCTAAATGTGCACCTTGACCAATGTCTGCATCAGTATTTTTGAATATAAAGTGAGCACCTCTTGGGCTCGTATTTAAACCATATGTATATCCTTTCTCACTTAATATCTCATTTACTAATTTTGCACTCTCTTTGTCGTCAATATCCACTACTATATAAGGTCTCTGAACTAACCACGCTACATTATAACTTGATTCCTCAGCCACTTCATCAAATGGTAACAACCTGCCATCTATTGGTACTTTACCATTAGCTAGTCTATAACAATCCGCATTTTCTTTATTAAACTTATCATTAAATGCTTTAAATTCTTGAAGTTTACTCATGCTATCTCTCCTATCCTATATTTTTTAAGAACGTATCTTCATCCCATTTTTGCTGTATTGCTTGCCATACTGTTTCTTCAATAGTATTCTCACTAATCATTATATGATATATACAACTCTTAGTTTGACCTTGTCTATTTATTCTAGCTTTCATCTGGTCATGCTTTATAAATGACCAACTATATGAATAGAATATCATAGTATTACATACGTGCTGTAAGTTAATACCCTCAGCAGATTGTGATTGTCTAAATAAAATCTGAACATCAGTCTCTTTAAACTCTTTATCATCACTCGTATATGTAAAGTCCTTTAATGTCTCTTTTAAGTTTTTTAAATCTTGCTTATACTGATACACAATAACTACTTTATTTGTATTAGTTAAAGTGTTCTCAGTTAAATCTCTTACCATTTTTAATTTATTATTGTCTTTATTTTCATAAATTATCTCACCATCATCTCCATATACAAAACCATTTGCACATTGATGACGCTTCTGGAACTTAACCAATGATAGTAAAGTATCTTTCATTCCGTTAGGATATTCAATAATACCTTTCTTTAATTGATTGTCGTATCTACTTGTCATCTTCGGTACTCTAACTAAGTGTACTTTTGATGGTGGTAATTTCACACACTCTTCTTGCTTCTTTATCAAACATTCAGTGTGTAATATTGCTCTTAGTTCTTCTCTCTTCTCTGGTTTTACTTCTATTATTGGGAAGTATCTACCAGTTCTCCAATTCTTTTGATAATCAACATTACAGAATTTAGATAGGAAAGTTTTTCTACTTTCGATACCTTTTATCCTTATACCCAAATGTTGATATATATTATACACATCTATAAGATTTTTGGCAATAGGTGTACCTGTTAAACCTACAGAATATTCTGATTTTTCTGACAATTTACTAACAAATTTAGAAATCTTACTCGATTCTGATATTATACCATGAGCCTCGTCAAATACTATGAATTGATACCCATCATTCAACATCTCTTTTCTCCTGATTAATTTCAACGGTGTTATCAATGTAACATCATAGGAATCATCAAGATAAAATTCTATATTATCAACCCACTCATCATATACTATTGGTGGTACTATTATTAAAGTTTTAACTTTTAATTGCCTTATTGCCTCTAACGCTAGGAACGTTTTACCAGTACCACATTCGTAGAAGATGCCGAACTTCTTATGTTTAATAATATGCTCAACACCTTCTTTTTGATGTGGAAATAAATCTACTGGTGATGAATTAAAATTTATCATTTATCCATCTCATAATCTATCCTATCTAATACATTTACAACTTCTTGTAGGTTATCTGTATAAAATGCTGTTCCCCCAGCTATATTAATATTATCTATGTGTATTACTTGTTGTTCACTTGGTTTTTTACCTATGTCTTTCACTTCTATTCCTAGAAAGTGCCCCCTATAACACGCTAATATATCTGGAATACCTTTTTTCATGTAGGCATTTCCATGAACCTTTATAAAGTAAGCTCCTCTCTGTTTAAGGTGCTTCTTTATTTGGTCCTCAATCTTTTTCTCACCAGCCATTAAAATGGTACTTCTTCTGCTGGTTCAAAGTGCCAAGGGTCTAACTTAGAATACACTTTACTTGTGTCTTCAACATAATCACCGTTCTCAAATTTACTTCCGTACTCTCCAACAACTCTGATTTGCACCATTTTGTCTTTAAGTCCACTTTTAATTTGAGCCAGTGTTAACTCCTTTTCACCCTTCATAGTTTCATCCCCATCATTACAAGCCATAAATAGTTTTGTTAATCTCTCCATTGCCCCTTCTGATAAATAGAAATCATCGCTAAGTTCTCCCTTTACATTCTTAAATGTGATTTTTAAAAGAGGTGTCTTCTTTACTTTTGATTCACCCTCTTCAATCTTAACAATCTTAACGTCGTGTAGTCCTTCTTTAAGGTATTTCCCTCCACCAGCGTTATCAAAATTCATTTTAAATTTACCCATTATAATCTCTCCTTTTTATTTGTATTTTTTTTCTAATATTAATTCGTCAATCCTATCAATTTCACCATCAATAGTGTCTTTCTCATCATCAAGCTCTTCCCTTTCAAGTTGCAATCTAGATAATTTGGTTTTTGATTCTACATATTCATCAAAAGCCTTATCAATAGCTAATTCTTTATTAGATATTTTTTCTTCTAAATCACTAAATTTTTCTGATAGTTCCTCTTTCTTTTCTTCTAGTTCTTCAATACTCATTTTAACCCCTCCTTAGTCAAATAATCCTGTTTTTTTCTTCTTACTAGGGTCATTTAACCCAGTAATGAAGTCGATGTACTTATCATAAGTTAAGTCATCAATATACTTACTATTAATCTTAGCTCCATTCGTTCTAGTCTTTAAGTCCATGAACGGATGTCCTGCTAAGGTAGTTCTATATACTCCCTCAACTCCATCAACTGATACTTGTTCAACGTACCATACGTTTTTAGCGTCTTTAGTAAGTCTTGTACCATTAGATTGTGTTAAGTTTGGTATTGTTTTTGTATATTTATCCCCAGTAGTCTTAGATGTTTTCTCCATGTCTTTAACGTGAGAAATAATAACTACTTCTGTATCTGGTCTTAAACTGTAATTTTCATAAGCTTCATATACAGGGTATATTTGAGCTTTAATATTATTCCAGTCATCGAAGCTTAATCCTCCACCAGATTCTTTATTTTTAGTGTTCTTTCTTCTAGCTATAGTCATAGCCATTTCGTCTTCTATTGTACTAATAGCATCAAGTACTATTGTCTTATAGTGTGTATCGTTAGTGGCTTTTAAATCTTTAATTACTTCAATAGCCTCATAACCATTTTTAACTCTAAGAACATCAATACCTTCACCTTCAAGTTCAATTAATACTTGTTCACCTGAATCCCCTATCAATACATCGTCACCGTTCTTATCTGTCTCAACCTTATCGGCTACAGAAACAAATAATATTGGCTTCGGATATGATGATGCTATAGTTGTTTTACCTGACCCTATCGGACCCATAATAACAGTTACATTACTGTAGCTAAGTTCACTAGGTTTTTGTATTCTATCTAGTATACCCATCTATATCACCTCCGAATATTCTTCTAAATTCAACACGTCTAAATTATAAGTCTCGATAGAACCATCATTCCATAATCTTATATAATCATCATTTTCATCTTTGAGATAGAAATAACTACCATTATAAGCAACTATACCCTTTTCTGTTAAATCATCATCCCAAGCGTCTACTTCCTTAAACTGGATTGTGTCTCCAACAAAAATTTCTATATCATTCATATCAGTTCTTCCTGTTGACAACTGTATTTCAAATCGCTCATTCATTACTTCATCATATTCTTCGTGATATGCGTCACCATTATGTGTTAACATTATGTGATGTGTTTCATCATATCCCCCATATTCTTTATCTAACGCTCTAAATTTATTCATTTTTATTCCTCTCCTTTCTTACATATACTATAGTAAGGACACTTCTGACACTTGAACTGTGAATAACTCTCAGGGAATAAGTCATGACCATGATGATAAGCTATTAAGCTATACATCTGATTATGAATATCTCTGAACTTAATTATATCTTGTTCACTAACGTCTTGTGACACTATAGTTACTGGTTTGACTTCATTTTCCTTTAAGTATTCTAAAAATTCTGAATAGTCTGACAACTCTTGCTCAAGCTCTTCAATTTTAGCTACATAATCGTCATATGAAACCTTTTGTTTCTTGTTCTTACTTAACTTACCACTCTTTAATACTTCTGGTTGACCCATAATAAACTTTGGTAAATTAATATATCCTATTCTAATATTTTCTATTTTATGGTCCTCTACAAGTTTAGGATTATTGGCTATCAGTAATGTATATAAAGATAATTGACCATCTATTTCTAAATCTCCAATTAGTTTATCACTAGCTGATGCTTTATAATCCCATATAGTAAGTGTTTTTGTTTCTTCATCAAATGTAACTAAGTCAATCTTACCGTGTAGATGATTCTCTAAGTCGTGTAACTCAAGCTCCACACCTATTACAACTTGATTCATTATGTTTTGAAACTCTTCATTTCTTTCTAATTCAAACTTTAGGAAGCTCCAATAATCTTCTAAACTTGGAATACCAAACTTAGCTAGAGCATCGAACTCCTCTTGTAGGACAACTGTTGTGTCAACGTCATCGCCCTTAACATACTCTTCCATTAATTTGTGTGCCATTGTTCCAAATGTCATATGCTCGTTAGATTCCAATTTAAAACCGTTTATATAACTTAACTTATATTTATAATAACAGTCTTGAAATGTGTTAACTCTACTATATGATATTGTGTCTGGCAATCTGTAATTTGATTCCATTACTCATCACTCTTAATTTTAAAATCATGACCGAGTTTGCTAACTAATTCTTCCATTGTGTATTCAGGTATTTCATATTCTTTATTTTCGTAAACTAGTCTACTAGAATAAGCATTAAACCATTTACCTGCTAAATCATTCTTCTCTGGATTACTATATATTTGTTTTATTTTGTTTAACTCAAAGTCTCTAGTTATCCCATCTGTAATATTTACAACAACATCTCCATGTTCAGTGTCTAATAATACAGTTCCTGCAAAATCATCTTTAAATATAGCAATCATGCCAGTCTTAATGTTAGGGTTTAAAGTGAATACTTTACTATTCTCCCATGATGTATAACCGTCATCTCCTATTATATGAATATCATAAGTCTGACCATGGTCTATCTTATTAATTACACCTACCTCTTGTTCAATATCATAATCACACCCATTGATACCTTGTTTCATAAAAACTTTGTCTCCAACTTTAAATTCTCTCATTTTCATCTCTCCTCTTTTTTTTAATTTTTTATTTAACTCCGTATTTTTCTCTTAACTCCTCAGCACTCGTACCAAGGTGTTCAGCCATTTTGTAAGTCAACAACTGATGTATAGGTCTATCAACACCTTTCAACCAGTCATAAACTGTGTTCTTACTAACTCCTACTACTTCACATATTGTTTTAAAATTTATTCCAAACTCAATCAATAGCGGATACTTTTTCTCTAAATTAGCCATTCATTACCACCTCCTTTACTTCATTGTATCATCATTCCCTCGTCAAGTCAACTATAAATTAGTGTTTTTATACTTCCAAGTGTTAGGTAGCCCTTTTCTTTTTGGCAAGTCCTGCATTTCTGGCAAGTTCTCTTCCATAAACATTATACCCATGATGTTCCATAGTACTGCTGATAAATGGTCCTCATCATCATATCCATCAAGATACTTTCCTAAGTGTCTCATCGCAGCGTCATAGAATCTGCTTACAGGCTGACCTTTCTCCCAGTTTCTATCGTCATATTTCTTAGCACCACGCTCATAGTGTAACGCTAATCTTGCTAATGGTCCAAAAGGTATTAAATCAAATCTACCTTTGTTCTCAGCTTGGTCTCTCATAGAACCAGTATCGAACGTTTCTATTTGTCCTGATGATGGTAAATCTGTTGGGTCATATACACCATTATTAGATTCCCCTAACACTTCTTTAATTACTTTATCTAAGTTTTCAGAATTGTCTGAATCTTCAAAAATATCTTCACTCCAAGCTAAATCGTAATTGTCTTCCAATAATCGATACCATCCCTCCTTATTCTTAGATATTGTAACTATACATCCAGCCAATTTTTCCATTGCATCTACATAGTACGAATCACAATCTCTAGGTATAACATCTTTTACTTTGACCTTGTCTCCAACTTCATACTTCATTTTTATACTCCTCCTTTTTATAATTCAATAATATTGTCTTGTTCTTTGTCTTTCTTTAAAGCTTCTAAAAGCTCTATGTCTTTAACCATCTCTGGTTTAAATTTCTCTATAGTAGTTAATCCCATTTCCTCATCATAGATATACATTAAACTTGCAGTTTGAGATTTATAACCTTTGTTATGTTCCCATCTACTAGCACCTGTTAATGTTGGATTCCATCTATAGATAACACCTCCGTGCTCATCTGTCTGCTCACTGTGTAAGTGACCCATGTGCATCTCTTTATATCTACAACTTGCATATAAAGAACTTGCCTCATCTGGCATTACTCCAGTTAATTGTTTCTTACTCATTGTACCATGTGTTACACCAAGTGCAGTGTTTCCTAATTTGAAATACTTTCTAGTTCTAGGTGTAATGTCTACTGTAATGTCTTCACTATCTTTAAAGTATTTGTTTAGAGCATAGTATGCGTGGAATGATGTCATCTCGTCATGATTACCACCAATATATGGTACATGAACTGGTGCCACCTCTGCCAACATTTCTATAGACTTCTCTAATAATCCCATACCAAGAGTGAACATCTTAGCCCATCTTACATCACTATCCTGTGGTGTTCCTGCTGTAGTTGTCTCAGCTATATTATCGTAATGGAAAAAGTCATCTCCAGTAACTAATAATATTTGTTTTGTGTTGCCTCTTTCTTTAAGCTTATCAACAAAATATTGGATACAACCTAAATAGAATTTTGACGCTATTTTAGTATCATAGTTCTCTCCAACTTCCTCAATCCACGATAATAAACCTAAATGTAAATCTCTAACTTCTAGTATAGCATACTCTCTTCCTAGATTATATTCAAAAGATTCTGAATACTCTCTACCTTCAACATATCCGTCAATAATATCCTTCCAAATATCAGAGCTAACTGCTCCTTTAATTGGTTTTACCTTTATTCCTGATGAATACATTTTAATTACACCATTCTCTTTGCTTTGTGCTTCCCACTCTTTATAAGTGTGAGATGTCATTTCAACTTGAGTTGGGTCTAATCCATGCTTCCTAATTAAGTACTCAGGGTCATTAAGCCTGTTCTCGTTCAGCTTCATGGTCTTAGTCTTTTCAAACTCACCATTCTTACCAGTTTTGATAACTGTGGCTGTAGACTTCTTAGCCCATGTTGATATTGAGCCCAAACTAACCTTCTCATCAAATTCACTAACTAATATTTCTTGAATTTTATTGAGAGTCTCACCTTTTCGTCTGAGCTCAATTGCCCTTTCTCTTACTTCGTCTCTTATTTTTGCCATAAGATACCTCCATTAATTTATTTTCTCAAAAGCGTCGTTAATCGCTTGTGAAAGCTCTAATATTATTTCATCTTTTTCTTTGATTGCTCTATCTTTCTCTTTTATTTCTTCTTCATAATCAAGTACAACACCGCCCCAGAATCTATCTAAATCTACGGCAACGTCTTTAGCGACAGGGTTAGAGCACTTTTTAAGTGTCTCTATCCCATCATCTATTCTTGATTTTGCATATTTTCTATCCATTTTAATTACCCCCTATGGTCTTCTAATCCACCGTTTTTCATTCTAACATATTTAACTATGTTATTATGTGTATTAACTATAAATCCCTCGACGTCTCTATCTGGTTCATATTCATTATATAAATCATCCAAATAAGGTATTGTAACTTTATCTGCGGTTCTTTTAACTACAGGAACTACACCTATATATTCTGGAATAATTTGTTCTGTGAACGGATATATTAAAAAATCAATATTGTAGTGTATATTTTTAACGTCTAGATTTTCATCTATATTGGCTTTTGCAAATAAATACAGTCTCTTATCTAAATGCGGATATTTTAATCTACCCATGCCAATCCATTCTCCAAATACGCCACTACCCTCGTTCAATGAATTTTTAAAATCTTCTCCATACTTTTCTAACCAACCTTTTAATCCCTTGTATAATCCTCCAATAGTGTGAATCTCAGATAACTTATGTATATGATTTCTTTGTGCTATTATTAAATCATCATTAAGTCTAAAGAATCCTATATTAGAACCGTCTAATTTTTCTGTTATTATTGATGTTAATTCTTTTCTATTTATCCTTTGTGTTTTCGGATATAACGTCTTTTTCATCTTTACATCTCCATTTCTTCTTCTATGATTTTACCTTCATAGAATGGGTCTTTCTTTTTCATATCATCTTCCCATTCTCTTTGTTTCTTGTATTCTCTTAACTCATCAAGCTCTATCTGCATATCCAAAACTGTCATTTTAATTGCTTGCTTGTGCTCACTCTTCGGTAAAGCCTGTATATGACCTACCAATGCACCAAATCTAAAATCATCCATGTTATTACCCCCTGTTCATCGCTTCTATTACTTGTTCTTCCTCAGTCAATTCTTCTTCAAAATCTAACTTACCTTCGTACTTCTCAAATACTTCTTCATATGACGCTTTTACTATATTAGATAAATGCCTACCCTTAATCTCATTAAGTTCTTCATCTTTGATATCTAACTGTTTACCACTATACATTATAATAGCTTCATATTCTTCTATTATAGCCTCTTTTTCTTTGATTATTTCATCTTTTTCTCTCACAAGTTTTTCTGTCTCTTCGTAATCTGATACTAACGAATTAAATAATCTTAATGTATCAATATCGACTGTTTCTGTAATCTTAGTGTGTATTGCTTTAACTACTTTTTTCTTCATTTTTCTTCACCTCCTGTAATCTTATTAACATAGCGTTTAAATAATTATCAGGGTCTCTATGCCAACCATTTAAAGCGTTAACAAATTCTTCTACTGTCTCAGCATTTTTACACTCTGGATAATATTTAGTTATCCTTCTTGAATAATCTTTAGCGAAGTGTATATAATCATAATACCATTCACCCTCAGTTTTACCGTCCGGTGCTCTTGATGTTGGGTCATCTATACCATAAGCCTTTATTCCTGCTGTGTTATATAAATTAACTGCTCTCCAACTCTTAAAAGCATCTCCCTCATGTCTCCAATGTGCCTCAACAAATTCTCTCTTGATTCCTGTAAGCTCACTAGCTTTTGTTATTGCACTTTGTATATCTGTTTCCTGCTCAATATATATTTCTTTTGTTATAATAACTTCCTCTTTAATTATCTCTGGTTCGATGTTAGTCTTAGCATAATTATATCCTATCACGAATATTATAGCTAACGTGGCTAACATCCTAAGTAACCGACTAATCATTAGTTGTCATCTCCTCTACGAATTGTATTTCAAACTCTCCCTCTTGCTCAGCTTCGTTAATGCTGTCAAGAAAAGCTTTCATTTCTTCCTCTGGAATATTCTCCAGTTGAACACCGAACACTTGTTCGACTATTTCTTGTGTTGTCATTTTCTTTTCCCCCTTAAAATATTTTTGGCTCTTCCAAATGGTGTTTCTTTTCGCATGAATACCCATTGTTTTGTATCAAAATATTTGCTGAGATTGTAACAGTCTATCAGAAATCTGATACTGCCACCTAATATAAGTCCTATAATAAATGATAACATTGTCACCACCTCCTTTTTATTGCCAAAGTCAGTAGGGGAATCGAACCCCTTAAAACCATCTGACTAATTTCCTATATAACTCACAATATTTTTAATCTCATTTATTATTGCTTTTTCTGGTACTTGTTTTTTAGCTGTAGCATCTACAAAACCAGATACCGATGGTAAAAATATGAATATGAATACTAGAATCGCTCCCCATACACCAATGCCATCACAATAATCATCTTTTATCGTTAATACAATAAATAATAATATTATGATAATAGCAAGTATAGCAATCCCGACACATATAGGTTGCCAGATACTGGCTCTAACTACAGCATCCTTAACAATAATCTCTGCTAATTCGCTACCTGTAGCTCCAAACTTCGCCGCCAATAAATCTAATCTTTTTAGAATTTCCGCTGTTATATTCATTATTCAGTCACCTCTACTTTACTATCAATCATTTCATCAGTAAACACTTTCCATGGTCCTACTTCTTCCATAACATAACACTCATCAGGACCATCCATATCTATTTTTTTAATAGTTACAGTGTCTCCAGCAAGTTCTTCCATACTAGGAACTATATCGTGAGTACCATACTGTTCTCCAAATTTTAAATCTTTTCTAATTTTAACTTTATCTCCCACTTTATATTTCATTATGCCTCATCTCCTTCTACATACTCAGCTTTCCACATACTGAAACTAAATTTTAGTGGTGCTAAACCTTCGTAACCACCCATTAACATCATCATTTTAATCATTGGGTCAGCTAAATCATTAACATCAACTAAGATTAAACCATCTAATATATCATCATCTTCCTCTTCTTGTAATACTATTTCTTTCATACGCTCATCTTCTACAAGCTCAGACGCCTCTTCCGCCGTGTATAATGAAACTACTGAACCTTCTACGATAACCTCATCATAATCCTCTAACATTTTAATTTTACGCATCTTCATCACCTCTTTCAAATAATGTGTTTCCATTCTCATCTAGCACTTTCATAATATCGAACTCATCATCTCCGTCTTTATCTGTTAAGTCATCATTACTATAATAAAGTTCTGCAAATTTTGGTCCTTCTCCATCAAGTACTAGTAGAGCATCATCTGAATCATCTTTTAACATCATAAGTGGTTCCATGTTGTACTTTTCAATATGCTCCTTAACTGTAATGATTTTACCCATTCTATATCCTCTTAATTGAGCTTTCATTCCTGCTCTCAACTCATTCTTTTTCATTTTTATCGCTCCTCTTTTTTAATTTTTTTATTACCTTTTGTATAATATTTTCTTTGCCTATTAATTTATTATGTAAACGTCTGCTTATTTTGACGCCCTCATAATCATAATACCTCTGACGCATATACCTGCATTGCTGAATGACCATCATCTATCAGCACATACCCCACAATCTCGTCATTCAATACATCCGCTGTCTTTTTGACAGTCTCAATGTCACCTTTGTTGATTGTTAAATCATCTAACATATCGATTATTTCTTCCTCGCTGTGAAGGTCTGTAGGTTCGTGCATCTTTATATCTAGCATTTTACAACTTGGTGCTGTCAACACAACCTTTTTCATGATTACACCTCCTCTATTAGTTTAACTTCAAAAGTAGCAAACCATAGTTGATGATTAGTATCTAGTCTTTTTACCTTAACTGTACTATCATCATCAATAATAATTATTTCACAAATAGTACCCTTCGGTATATTTCTATATTCATCTATCAAAATTTCAACTATATCTCCGACTTTGAATAGTGTATCTAAAGATGACTCTTCAACTTCTTCAACTTCTTCTACTTCTTTTTGTCTTAGTCCATTATCAATCATAAATCTCTCAACTGCTTTACTGCTTCCTAACTCTCTCTTTAATAGACAGTTTAGTAGTCCTTTTTGTGCTGAGAACTCATCTGGCTCTGATACTTTTACTTCTTTAACTATTTTACCTTCGCCATCATATTGTCTTCTAACTCCATCCCAAGCTTTAGAAATAATTTTCTCGTCATCATCAAATATAACAACAACCGCTGGGTCGTTAACAATAATCTTTTTAATACCGTTTAATGTTGGTGTTGGTGCTTTAACATCTTTAGCTAATCCTACGAACATTTCGTAAGTCCAAGCCCATCCACATTCCTCTATAGCGTACGTTGAGCCTTCGCAATGTTTGATTGTAACTACTTTACCGTTGAACTCAATCATCTCACTATTCATACTCCAGCCACCATATTTATTATCTAGGTTTAAATCAGCTCTAACTCTAACTTTGTCGCCAACCTTGTATTTCATTTTACTCAACCTCCTCTACTAATTCATATCTATCACTATTTACATTAATCATAAGTGGTGCTTTACCTTCATATCCGCCCATTAGCATCAACATTAGTTGCATAGGTTCTGGTAATTGTTCAACATCAACTAATGATACAAGTTCTGATGCTGGGTCATTCATTAGTTGAGTTTTCATTTCCTCATTGTCAACAAATTTCGCCGCTTCTTTTGGTGAATAAACATCAATTATATCACCTTCATTATACTCATGTGTATCTGTTAATACTCTAACCTTTTTCATTTTATTCAACCTCCTTAAAATCAATTATAGTGCTTTCATTAATCTCTGCATATGGTAGTGGTTTATCGAATATTTCCGATATCATCACAATTTCAACTGGTATAAACTCCTTAGGTACTGGGAAGAAATATACTCCCTCGTGTTCTGATTGGTACACCTCAGCATTTTCTCTTTCGTTAACTTCATCTCTAGTATATGCTTCAATTACGTCTCCAACTTTTAGACCAACCTCTCCTAGTCTATCATCTCTTACTACCTCAAACTTTTTCATTTTTATTACCTCCGTTTTTTTTATTTTTCTTACATTTATATTATATCACCTTTTTGTTCCTCTGTCAAGGTAACTATAATAACTCTTTTAATTTTTTTAAGTCTTCATTATCAAGATAAACCGTGTTATGTTTCTTTGTAGCTGAATCATACTCAACTAACATATTTAACTCATCTGTCTTAACTAAATATACACAATCCCTATTTTGGAAATAGTCTAAATGTGTACCTTTAACCATCTTCACGTGCTCAAGTTTTTGCTTATCTTCTGGTGTGATAGCTCTGCTTTCAACTTTAATATCAACTTCAACATCACTGCTATCATAACTTCTGTCTACTTTTTTTAAGTCACGTGCATATACCCAAGCTCCAGTACGTGCTGTATCTGATTCTACAATGTAGCCACCATCCTCTATATCTACTATTGTTGCATATGTACCCATAGGGTAACCCATTGACTCCAATATATCTATGCGTCTTGTTATTTGAATCTTATCCCCAATACTTAACATTTTAGTTCACCTCCTCATAATCGTCTCCATCAACTGCTTTAAAATCTATGACATTTTCAAATTCAGAATATATCCATCCTGTTACATTAAACGGTGCATTTTCTAAATCGTATTCAACATCACCGATGTAATCAACTAAATTTTCAGTTAGCTCATTTTCATGACAATATTCTACAATCTCATCTATTGTTTCTAATAACGTGGTTTCGTCACCAACCGAATATTGCGTTAAGAATATTCCGATTTTAGTTAATTTAACCTTTTTCATTTTACAACACCCCCTCAAGAATCTTTTTTGTTATTTCATCAAAATCAACCTCACCTATTTGCTCATATAAATCTGGATTAAGTTGTGGATTAAGTTCTATATCATTACATATAATGTCCTTAACTTCTCTCTTTGTGTGCTCATAACAATTAGGACACCCCACACAATCAAGTATTATAAACTTAGCCTCTAAAGCGTTCTTTACTCTCTCCGCATATTTCGTTAATGCGTCTCTTGTTGGTTTATTCATTTTCATCATTCCTTCTATTAATTTCTTTTTGTAAAACTATTTGATTACTACACACCACATAAAAACCATATAAACATATCATGATATTTATGATGAGTCCTATTTTTAAACCAATCATTTTAGCACCGCCTTATCATATATATTTGTTGCTTCTTTTATACTTACGTTGTACTTCTCAGCTACCTTTTCAATACCTTTGTTTCGGTCACACCACAACACTAATAATAATGTGATGCAAGCCAAAATTATAATAGCTTTTGCCAGCTTGTAGCCGTCTTTAACCTCGTATTTACGCATCTATATCAACTAATTCTGAATCAAAAGCTGTTAGATGATAAACACCCGATTTACAATCAGTGTCTATAATAAAACCAACGACGTTGTCTTTTTCTGAATCTTGTATATATGTTTCTTTGTGACCATCTGTAGTTTCAAGGACTTCTTCTATTGTATACACATCTACAATATCACCTTTTTTAATGTCAGTTAAAAACATATCCTCTATTGCTCTCATTTTTTTCATTTGTATCACTCCTTTTTTATTTTTTTATTGCAAGTAACGAGCCGGGGAATCGAACCCCGAAATCTTGCACCACAGATGCAACACCCTTTGCTGTTCAACAAACTGGCTTTGTCCAGAGCCTCTCGCCATATGGGGGAACTGAGCCCCCTATTTAATGTAATCTTCTTCTATTTGTTTTTTTGTATCTGCTTCAAACCCATTTTGTTTTAAATATTCCTTAATATGTCTAAGTGTTGTTGGTGAATATGTTCCAAATACCTCAACTTCTCCATCTTTTATTTCAGCCACTACTGTGTTATAGCTAGTCAAATAACTGCCATTACCTGTAGTTGTAACTCTAGCTTTACCATAAAAACTTTGTCTACTATCATATCTCGCCTCTAGTTCATAATTATTCATCTCAATCATCTCCTTTTTTGATTATATACTTATTATACATCACCTTTGTTCTTTTGTCAAGAGAATGTTATTTTCTGTTTACAGTATAGCCATACTCTCCGAACAATTCTTTGTAATACTCTATCAATTCATCATAAAATTCATCAATAGCTTTATAAGCCACTTCTACTGATGAGAACACCACTACACCCATTGGCACATGATTAGATATATAGCCAACGTCTAGCCTGTCGTTAGGTATATCATAATATATATAGTTTTTGCAGATGCTTCTGTTAGTCATTCTTAATTCATCGTTGTTTTCATTTGCAAATTCTTTAAGTTTTTCATTTATTGTTAACATCTTCTCCACTCTCCTTTCTAAATTGTCAAAGTTGTCAGAATATTCTATTAATGAGTAAACGTAAAATTTTACGGTTTTTTTTACGTTTTCTAAAATCGCTCTAGCCCTTTACTGGTCTATCTTAGAGTGCTGTCTTTTACCTTGTGATGTGAACGTACAAAAACTTTAAGAACGTTGTAACCATAGGGTTTATAGCTGTTTTTTACTGTTTTATATACTTTTTTTAATGTAAAAAGATATATAGAATATAATAGTGTAATATATAGTATAATATATAAATATATAGTATATATAAAGTTTTAGATTTTAAAAACAGTAAAATAGTAAAAAGATTGCTGGAACCCCTTTAAACATAGGGTTTTCATTTTTATGTAACATATGTTACGCTTTGTATTTTTATCGTCTGTAGCCCTTTATTCATCAGTGTTTGCTAAATTGTCAGAATTTTACGTTTTCAAAATAGTAATCGTAAAAAAACAGTAAAAAAACGTAAAATAATAAGTATTCTGAATTATCTGACAATTGTGACAATTTAAGCCGATTTATTAATGTTGTCAAAGTGCCCGTAACGCTGGTATTTATTGATGTTGCTGTTATTTACTTGTTATTTGTTAAATGTATTCACACCCTTAACCGACTCAACGGAGGAACAAATGTTTTACTGGTGGTATTTAACTGTTAACTTATTATAGCACATATACGTTACCTTGTCAAACGAATGTACAATTAATTTATTTCTTTTATTACTATATATAAAGTATATCAGATAGATATTAACTGGTGGTGTATAAGATGTTACAAAAGTATTAACAATTGTTACATAAATGTTAACTGGTGTAGAAGTGAAAACCTCCCAGCGTGAAGTGGTGCAGTGTGGGAACGTATGTTCGATGGAAAATGAGGGGGTATAGCCAGTGGGGATAGTATTCAGACTATTCAGAGAATTGGGAATTGTGAAAAATCTTTTTGGGGGGTGGGGGTCTGTAAGTAAGGCACCACTTAGAACCGACAAATTTTAAAAGTTACATTCCCTTCCCAAAAGAAACAACACTGCCTATTGACAAACACCAATAATCATGTTATACTATAGATGAATAAATCATTATATTTTACCTCCTGTTTAAATACAGGAAACACTAAGACGTTTGTGGGGAAGCGTCTTTTTTGTTGCCTATTGACAAATAGTCAGAATAGTGCTATAATATATACAAAGGAGGAGATAAAGATGAATAGAGCGGAGATTTTAGAAAATACATTACAAGCAAAATTTGTGGTAGAACAAGAGTTAAAAAGAAAGTTCACTGACATCAGTAATTTTTTGATTAACCTACCATATATTGATTGGGTGCACACTGAGGAGTGGGAAGACGGGTTATGTGAGATAGACCTGACAACTGCTGGGAGTAACGTGAGAATTAGCGTTACATATGATACTCAGTTTATAGTTAGAGGTCAATTAGGCAATGTCAATATGGACGCTATAATGAGTGATTTAATATTTTATTTAGGAGGAGCTGACGACAATGAAGAAAATTATGAAGAAATTGGGCAAGATAACAATAACATTTGATAAGTACACTGCATTTTCAATAGCAATAATGTTCAATGTGTGGAGTAAGTATGAGATGGACTTTAGTATTCAACTAGGGAAATATGAGTTAGTAATAGAATATAAGAAATAATTAACGCCCTTCGGGGCTATGCACCTTTAGTATAATTGGCAGTACAGCGGTCTCCAAAACCGTTAGTTGAGGTTCAAATCCTTGAGGGTGTGTTTATAGCGGGATGATGCAGTTAGGTAGCAGACAAGTCTCATAAGCTCGTAGCCGAGGGTTCAAATCCCTCTCCCGCAATATACAGGTGTAGTTCAGTTTGGAAGAACGCTAGTTTTGGGAACTAGAGGTCGTAGGTTCGAGCCCTGCCACTTGTACTAAAAATAAAAGAAAGGATGGTAATATGAGTATATTAGATAATTTAAAGAATGAAGAAGTAATTGAGAAAGTTGAAGCTGAAATAGTACCACAAGAAGAAATCAAATACACACATAAATTGACTAAACATATACTTGATAGTGTTGAAGATTGGACTTCTAACGGTTTACCTAAGAGAAACATAGCTACGGCTATAGGCGTATTGCCAACAACTCTTAATAAATGGTTAAGACGTGGTCTAGAAAATGTTCAAGATTATGAAGATGGTGAAGTTGCATATATGGATTTATATGGTCAGTTTTATATTAACTATCATATGGGTCTAAACAAATTTGAAGAAACTCAATTAGGTATGATTGATGCTAGTAAAGATTATAAAGCTCATATATGGAGATTACAACAAGCATTTAAAGGCGAAGAACATGACAACTATAAAGAAGAAACTAAGATTGTTGTTGAGAATAAGTATTCAGAATATACGTCAGACCAATTAAAATCAGAAGTTTTAAAGAAGTTGGGTATCATTACACATCAGGATGAGAACCCATTAAATTTATAGTTGCAATTTTCAGAATATTGTGATATAATAAAGAAAAGGAGGAATTAACATGAAGGAATTAACAAACGGAAATTACTTTCCATGCCCACACTGTGGAGAAGATGCATTAGAAATATATAATGATATGCTCGTAGAAATGGGAGATGGAACTTTAATAAAGGTAGAAGAGTTACCAATGCTAATGTGTGAAAGCTGTGGTCAAGTTACAGTTAAAGACGAGAATGGTGACATTATAAAAAATACTGTAATGAAGAAAATGGTAGAAATATTAGATAATAGAGATAAGTTAGATTTAGAAGGACTTATGAAATTTAAAGCTGAATAATGAGCGTGCTCTCTAGATAGGGCACACTATTCATTTTTATACTCCGAGGGGGCTTCGGCTCCCGCATAACGAGAGACTATGGTTAGCTAGACAGGTTCAATCCCTGTAATCTCGAAAGTAGGAGGAGTTAAAATGTACAAAGAATCTAAAATAACAGGAGAAAATAAAATACGTATCAATTCAATGGATGACATAGCTGAGTTAAACTCACTATCAGATGAAGAAATTAAAGACCTTCTTGAAATGATTGATGCTGAGTTGGCAAGTGCAATGAATGATAGTTACTTGTCTTTTTTACGTGAGAGCCATGACGGTTTTGTAGTAGGAAAACACACTCAGTATTTGACTCACAAATTAGAGGAATTTATGGCTGGAGATAAGAAATTTTTGGTTATATCAATGCCACCACAACATGGTAAGTCATTGACAGTAACAGAGAGTTTTCCAGCATGGTATGTAATGAAAAACCCAAAGAAAAGAGTTATTTTGACTGCATATAACAGTGATTTTGCTACAGACTTTGGTAGAAAAAATAAAGATAAAATAGAAAGATTTGGTCATCACTTTAATGTGAGCCTTAATCCATTAGCTAAAAGAAACGATAAGATGTTTATAAATGGTTATGGAGGTTCAATCATGTGTTTTGGTATCATGTCAGGTATTACTGGTAAAGGTGCTGATTTAATAATAATTGATGACCCTATTAAAAATAGACAGGAAGCAAACTCTAAGACAACTAGAGAGAGTGTATGGGATGAAATACTTGACTCTGTAAATACAAGACTTTCTGCCGATGGGAAGATAATCTTCATCATGACTAGATGGCATGAAGATGACCCAGTAGGTAGAATAATTGATATAGTTCCAGAGCAATGTGAGATTATTAATATACCTTTAGAGGCTGACGAAGATGACCCTCTTGGTAGAGAAGTTGGAGAACCACTTTTCCCAGAGATAGGTAAGGATGCTAAATGGCTAGAAGAAACTAAAAGAATGTACACACAAAAGAAAGGTAAATTGAGTTGGGAGGCTTTATATAATGGGAAACCATCTATAGCAGAAGGTAACTTATTAAAAGCAGAACACTTTAATTATTATAAGAAAGAAGACTTACCAGAGAAATTCCCAGTATTGATTTTGTCTGTTGATACAGCATTAAAAGATGGAGAAGATAATGACTGGACTGTAATTCAAGCTTGGGGTAAGATAGGACCAGATTTCTATATGTTAGATATAACTAGAGGACACTGGAACTTTACACAGATGGTATCAAATATAAGGATGATGCACAATCACTGGAAGCCACAGCAGACTCTAATTGAAGCAAAGGCTGCGGGTCAACCAGTAATTGATGTACTTAGAAGAACCATCACAGGAATCATACCAGTAGTACCAAAAGACGGTAAGGTTTCAAGAACACAAGCTATATTGGGTGCTGTAGAAGGTGGAAATATTTATATACCAGAGGACCACTTATTAACTTATGATTTTGTGGAAGAATGTAAATCATTCCCTAATGGTAAAAATGATGATATGGTTGATGCCTTTACACAAGCTGTATACAGACTAATGTATCAAACAGCAGAGTTGGCAAGACCAAAACCAAAACCAGACCCATTTGGAAGAATATTACACAAAGAACCTGACCAAAACGTATATGGTATAGGAGACATAGGAGGTTTTATGAAATGGTAGAATTTTTATTAGGAGTAGGTTTTGTATCTATATTATATGTTGGATATGTCGTATTTAATAATTATAATGATTTAAAAATGACAATATCAGATAAAAATAATAAGATTTCAGAATTATTAGAATATTCAGAAAATTTAGAAAAACAATTAGAAGGTTACAGAGAAATGGATTTATTAAGTAAAGAAGATTACAAATCAAGAATAGATGGACAGAAAAAATTTAATGATGGATTGACTAGCATTTTAAATTTCGACGGTGAAGTTTTTAATGTTGTTAGTAAAAAATAAAAAGGAGGAAAGTTATGGCTAATAAGAACAAAAATGGTTACACGGATATATGGAATGAATATAGACAAGGTATCGAATATAATCAAAATATATCATATTATAGAAATTCAAAGATTAATGAGAGATTCCTTAGTGGAGACCAATGGTATGGTGTAGATTCAAAAGGTTTACCGACACCACAATTTAATATTTTTAAAAGAGTATTTGCTTTTATAAGAGCTTATCTTAAAACATCTGCTATAGCAGTTAAATTTACAGCAGAAGGTGTTGATTTAAGTAAATCAAAAGAAGACATGAGCAATGAAGAGCAATTAATAGCAAAAACACTAGAAGTTCTTCATAAGAAAATTAACCAACATATGGAAGATTGTAAGATGGACCAAATTATTTCAGAAGTATTAAATGACGCTGTTATAACTGGAGATTTTGCTTCATTCACTATGTGGGACCCAAATATTAAAAATGGTAAAGTTAAAGGAGACTTTGTTACAAAGAGAATTTATGGAGCTAAAGTATTATTTGGTAATCCTAATACTAGAGAGGTAAATGGTAGAGGTATTCCAACTCAACCTTACATACTATTAGAAGGAAGAGATACAGTTAGAAATTTAAGAATGGAATTAGAACAAGATTGGAAAGAAAATAAAAGAGGTCCTAAAGAAGATTTAGAATTAAAGAAAAAAAGAATCCAACCAGATTCTGTACCTGCTGAAACTCAATCGAGTGACAGAGCATTAGTTGAATTAAAAACAACAAGTGATAATGCTAAAGCTACATATATTATAAAATTAGAGTATGACTTAGAGACTAAAACTATTAAACAAAGTAAGTCTACAAGAGACTGTGATATTTATAAAGATAAAGATACGGGATTAACTCAATATCCTGTAGCTTGGGAAAACTGGGAAACAAGAAATGACAGTTATCATGGTCAATCACCAATGACTGGTTATATTCCAAATCAAGTTTTCATTAACAAAGCATTAGCAATAGTTATGATTGGTATGATGAATAATGCATCACCAAAAGTAGCATATGACAACACTAGAATTAATGGTATAGCTAATACTGTTTCAGGTTCTATATCAGTATCAGGACCAGTAAATGATGCTATTAAAGTTATTAATTCAGGGCAATTACCTAATAGTATTGTTGACTTAATACAAATGGTAGCTAAGATTACTATTGAGGCTCTAGGAGGAAATGAAGTTGTTTTAGGTAACGTTGCTCCAGAAAATAAATCTGCGATTGTACAAGTTACACAACAAGCATCAATTCCTTATGAAAATCAAAAAGGTGCACTATATAACTTTATGGAACAAAATGCATATATTTGGATTGACTTCTTAAAGAATAAATATGGTAAGATACCTGTGGAATTAACATTAACAGATGATGATGGTAACCAATATACAGAAACTCTTGATTTAAAACCTATCTTAGATAAGGAAATTAAAGTTAAAGTAGATATTGGACCAAGTTCATATTTCTCAGAGCTTGATGATAAAGCTATCTTAGATAACTTATTAACAGCTGGATTAATTGATGTTATTGATTACTTAGAAAGATTACCAGAAGGTAAAATACCTAAGAAGAGAGAGTTAATAAACTCACTTAAATCTAAAATAACTGGAGAAGGCGATGCTGAGAGAGATGCTGAATTTGAAAAAGTAGCATTATTCATAGAGCAACTGCCAGTAGAGTTCCAAGAAGAATTTGAAAGAATAATGGTAATGGAATAATTATCTGAATATTCTGGAGAAAGAGTTGACAATATTCAGAATATTTGGTATAATATAACTATAATAAAAATAAAATAAGCATAGACCAATGCTACATACGTAGACCAATGTATGGGAAAGGAATTTATTATGGAAAATTTACAAAACGTACAAGAGCCTGTGGAAAACACAGCACCAGTTACTGAGGAAGTAGTGATAGACCAACCTACAGAAACAGATAACACACCTACATTTGATACTTATACAATTAAGCATATGGATGAGGAGATAGTTGTTGATTCATTAGAAAAGCAACAATCACTTTTAAACAAGGGTGCTGATTACGACAGAATTAAAGCTAAGTACGATGAGGCTTCAAATGACCCATCTAAAAATGTTATCAAAGCATTTGCTGACAGATATGGATTAAGTCAAGAAGAAGCTGTAGCAGAATTGAAAGGTCAACTTTATCAAGATGAACTATCTCAATATGCTAAAGACAATGGTTTTGGGGAAGACCTAGAGAGAGCTAAAAAGTTTTATGAACTTGAAAAAAGAGATAATACTTATACTCAAAAGGACAAAGACGAACAAGCCAAATTAAAAAGAGAGCAGGATTTAATGGACTTTATTGATTTCCAAAAGGAATTTTATGACAAAGACATTACTGCCGAAGACATTCCTAACGAAGTTTGGGAACAATATGAAAACGGTAAGAGCATGACCGAAGCGTTCTTAAAACATGAATTAAAAATGAAAAAAGAACAAGCCGAAATAGACGCTCAAAATAAAAAGAATGACGATACTGTTATTCCAGATGTAACTCAACACTCAGCTAAAGACGAAAACGTTATTAGTGCTGAATGGTTAGCTAATGCTACACCAAAAGAAGTTGCGGCGAGATGGGATGAAGTAATGGCTTTCAAAAACAAAAAATAGGAGAGTGAAAAATTATGGCAATATTAGATAACCTAACAAACACGACAGAAACTCTTTTATCAGCTAAACTTATCAAAGTATTACAAACTAGACTAGTTGCTAAAAGAATCTGTACTTTAGAAACAAACACTGAAATAAAAAGAAAAGGTGAGGCTGTAGACTTCCCAAGTTTAGCATCACCAACTGTAAAAACTTATGACGGAACTGTAGTATTTGAAACACTTTCAGATGCTGTTATCACATTAACTGTGGACCAAGCTGAATATGTAGCTGTGAAGTTCGGGGATATTGAATTATTCCAAAGTTCAATAGATGCAAAGGGAGCAACTGCTGAGCAAGCTGGTTACAAATTAGCTGACTCAATGGATAAGTATATCTTAGGATTATACACAGAAGCTGGAATAAGCTACAAAGCTGGAGCAAACGTTACAGTTAACTCAAGCAACGTATTAGAAGTAATTTCTGATATAGCAATAGAGTTAGAAGAAAACAACGTTCCAAACGGACAATCATGGATAGTACTTGCACCATGGTTAAAGCAAAAACTTTTACTTGCTGGTGTTAAATTCGGAATCAACGAAGGTATGGCAGGAGAAAAAGGTGGACTTGCATGGGTTAAATATAATGACTTAGACATTTATATTTCAAACAACGTACCAACTACTGAGACTTTAGGACTTAAAACTTCTCAAATCATGTCTGGTATGTACAACTCAATTGCTTTCGTAGAGCAAATAACTGAAACTAAGATTGATGACAATCCACAAGATTACTTTGGATATGAAATGAAATCATTAGCAGTTTACGGTGGTAAAGTAATCAGACCTGATGCTTTATTACACGCAGTACTTGAAGAAATCGCTGAGGCGTAATAATATAAAAGAGGGTAGGGGTTTAGCCCTTACTCTTTTTTAATATAGAATAGGAGGAATGGATATGAAATTAGGAAAAAAAGTTAGATTCATTGGAGCACCAAATATGGCATATATGACAGGTAAAATAGGTGCTAAAAGACTTATAGCTAAGTTCGATGATAAGGGATTCTTTGAAACAGACGATACTAAAATAGCGTATCTATTAGAAGAAAAAGGACTACCTTATAATGAAGTTAATCCTGATAAAGAACAGCTAGAAGCTACCAAAGAATTATTTGATTAATAGGAGGTTATATTATGGAAGATATGAGAAGCAAGAAATTAAATAGAGCTGAAATGGGTTCTAAAAAAATAGAAAAAATAGAAAAAATAGAAAAGAAAGTTAAGAGATACAAAAATTATAATAAAAACGAAGACAAATAATCGGGAGGTGATTATATGTTACAAAATTATACTAAGAATAAATTAGAGGAGTTTTTAGAAAATGTTTCATTTGATACTTCGGTTACTGTGAATACTCATGTTCATAGATTAATACATGAGGGTAAAATGTTTATGGTGCCACACATATTTTTAGCAGTTGCACCGGGAGCGACAATATATTTAAGACATTACGGAGCAACAACTAAATATCTTAACAGTATACTTGATATAAATACTGTTGGTGAGTGGACTTTTACATCATATTCAGGAACTACATACACTGCTGATGGTACTGAAATAACACCAGTAAATAGAAAGAGTGATTCCACTGAGGTTCTAGAAAGTACATTTGAATATAATCCAGTAATAGATGTTCTAGGTACACCTAGATTACCAATAAGATTTGGTTATGCTGATATTCCTGCTAAAGCAAGCACTAGTGAGTTTAATGAAGCACTTGAATCAGTATTTGCACCGGGAACAGATGTATTAATAGGATTAAAGAATGAAAGTGTGAGTAAAACTTATTATTTATCAATTTTATTTAATGTATACGAAGACGAAAATGGAAATGAATAATTAAAGAGAGGTGATTATATGAAAGCAATAGAAGTATTTGAAAGAGCAATGGACCTTATGGACGAAAGAGAAGACAATGGTACATTAGATGCTCAAAGTGTTATAAACTATAAAGCTAAAGCTCCGGGTATATTGACTATATATCAAAATGAGTTGCTTAGAGAAGCTGATTATTTTAAGACATATGAGATAACTAATAACTATATTAAACCTTTAGACTCACATGAAGCTGAACAAGACCACAACACTGATGATATTATATTTGAATATGAAAATGGCTTTAAAGCTTACACATTTGAATGTAATTCTACAGCTACTGTGTACATTGAGGAGTTCGACGGTACATGGCAAATACTAGAACAAATAGATATAAGCATAGATAAAATGAGTTATCAAAGATTTCACAATAAAGTTACATCTACTAATAAGATGAGGATTAGATTCGCTGGAGATTATTTTTATAAAATCAAAAATTTAGCTGTATATAAAGAAAATTTCAATAATATTGATAATATACCTAGAGGTGGAGATTTTATCAGATATGAATTACCAACGGATTTTAATTCACAACATGATATTAGTAAAATACTTGTTAATGGTTCATTTGTTAAAACTACAGAATATCAATGGTTAGGAAAAAGAACACTATTATTACCTAAAAAGTTTAATGGTACAATGGTTATTGAATATAGACCAACACCTCCAAATATAACTGATTTAGAAAATGACGATTTGGTAGTAGATGATGTTACATCAATAACTTGCCTATCTTACGCATTAGCAACAGAGTTGATGATTGCAGATGAGAATCCTAATGCATCATACTACAATGGTAAGTATGAGGAAGCTAGGGATTTAGCTAGAAGAGACAGAAGATTAGAAGTTACAAATAATGAAGATGTCATAAGCACAAGTTTGGACGTGTGGTAAGATGGCTACGATACCAAAGAAAAGAAGAAAAGACCCTTTTAAACTAACTAAGTTTGAAGGACTTTGGTTAGAGGACACTGGGGATACTCAAATCCCTGTAGGTGCCTCTGGTAACATGACAAACTTCTATCCAACTAAGCTTAAAAAATTAAAAAAGACGGAGGGTTATAAAAGATTATTTGATTCGATTGGAGCATTTAGAATAAACGCACTATGGAATGGTAACATTCAAGGTGTAAATACTACATTGTTTATATCAAATAGTAATCTTTATAAACTAGACTTAACAGATAATACTTACGTTAGTGTAGGTTCAGTAACTGATGCAGATGCTACAATATTTGGATTTGAAGATAAAGCTTATATAATCAATGGTTCTGAATACAAGGTTTATGATGGTAGTACATTACAAGACGTTGTTGACACAGCTTATATACCTTTAACATTTACAGCACAAACTCCAAATAGAAGTTCTAGTACTGCACTTGAGAATATAAACTTATTAACTGGGGCAAAAAGAGAAAGATTTATATCAGACGGTACTACTACAATATATCAACTTGCAGAAACAAATATAGATAGTGTTGACTTTGTCAGATACTTAATTGGTGGTTCATTACCAGCATGGAATGTTGACTTAGTAAAAGGTCAAATTATATTTACATCACCACCTACATCATCACTAATAGATGATATTGAAATAGAATATACTAAAGGTTCTGGTGCTCCTGAGGATGTATATAAAAATAAATATGCAACTATATATGGTCAAAGTAATGACACAAGAGTTTTCTTATTCGGTAATGAAGACCAAAAAGATAGTTTAACATATTCAGGACTTGCAGACGGTGTGGCTACAGCTACATATTTTCCAGCATTAAGTTTTATACAAGTTGGGAGTCAAAATACTCCAGTAATGGATATGGTTGTATCAAATACTAGATTTGTAATATACAAAGAAGACAGAGCGTATATTGGTTACTATCAATATTCACCAACTGTTGGTACTCCAGAGTTCCCAACAAGTCCACTGGATTATATGGTTACAAAGGCGTATGCACAAACTCAAGTTGTGAACAGTGTTCCTTTAAGTATTGGTAATAAAATATTATCATTAGTAGGAACAAACGTTAGAGATGAGCGTAATATTGAACCTATAAGTGATAGGATACAAAATGATTTAGATAATCTAGATATGAGTAAGGCTGTAACTGTTGACTGGGAATCTAAGCAATGGTACTTAATGGCTATAGATGATAAAGTTTATATATATGATTATGAAATAGGAACATTTGCTAGATTACACATAGCACATAATGTTACTAAATTCATTGAAATAGATAGAGAATTGTACTTCGGTACAGATGATGGTATGATTATGAAGTTTGATGAAGATGAATTAACATTCGACGGTGAAGTTATAAACGCTCACTGGGAAATGAATTTTGAAGACTTCGGTGCATCTTGGGTTAAGAAATCTATAAGAGAACTTTGGATTTCGTTATTCCCTAAAAATAAAAGTAGAATTGATGTCAGTTTAACATTGAGTTCAAACTCACCATCTACTATTAGAACTATAAGATATGAAAATCTTGATTTCGAAAATGTTGATTTCTCTGATTTCAGTTTTAGCACAAGTTATAATCCACAACCATTTAGAGTAAGAATAAAAGGTAAAAAGTTTGCATACATGAAGGTTGAGCTAGATAATAACTATGAAAAAGATGCAACAATATTAGAAATAACACTACCAATAAATTACGGTGGTAAAATAAAATAAAGGAGATGATAATATGGCATTAAATAAATACACTGGTGGTAAAGGTAAAGTTCAAGCTTTATCAGACAAACCTAATGAAAATGAAGGTTTATCAGCATCAGAACTAAAACAAGTATTTGATGAAACTCCAGATGGTTTAGTTGATTTTTTAAATGATGACTTGACTGAGAATGTATACGATAAAACAGAAGTTGATGATATTGCTGATAATTTTGTTTTAGGTGCAATTCCAGACACATCATTAACTAAAGATAAACTAGTAACAACTTTACAAAAAGACATTGAGCTTGGTAGAGATGTTATGGTTGACACATCTGTGGTAGCCAATACTATCACAATAGTAACTGGTGGTTCAGGAATCACTGGACTTAAAGGTTCTGTAAAAGTTGCTAATACTAATACTGGACCAGTTACAATAAATATTGATGGTACAGACTACGATTTAAAGAAAAATATAACAGAAGACTTAGAAGCTGGGGATGCTGGTATAGGAGAGGTTATAAACTTTGCGTATGATGGAACCAATGTTCAACTATTAAAAGCTTTTGTTAAAGCATCAATAGTGGATAGATTTCATAAAACAACTTCTGCTCCAGACGTCGACCATAGAGCATATACAATAAATACTGGTCAAGGAGTAAGTTTAATTGATGGTATGGTTGTATATATGGAGGCGGATGAGGATTCTGTTAAAGGAGATGTCACATCTGATATAAATGATTTAACAGCCACTGGTAATAAAATAGTACATGGTTACAATAATAGTTATGGTGCATTTTATGGTGATTCTGGTAATAAGGTATATTATACAGATTACTCAAGTAATAAAATATATCAAAGGACTCTTTCAACACCGTATGATATTGATACGGCAGGTGCTGAAACAAGCTTCGATATGTCTGGTACAGCTAGTACTCCAATGGGAGGTCATTGGCGTTCAGATGGTTTATTCTACTATATATTTAATAATGGTGATGACAAAGTCAGAACATATAGTGTATCATCAGCATGGGATGTAACTACATCAACATATGAGGGAGTGTCTACAACAACATTTTCTTCAACTGCTGGTATGGCATTAGAACCAGTTCCTATTGGTACTGGATCAGCTAAGGCTATATTTAGTAGAAGTGATGTTGCTGGTCGTATTGCAGAGTATACAGTAAGTTATGTTGATGGTGTATTAACATCAGGTTCATTTCAAACTAGTGTTGACGTTTCAGGAATATCTGGAACACTAAGGGGTGTACGATTCAATAGTGATGGCTCATTATTATATGGTATAAACACTAGTCAAAACTTATATGAAATAACATTACCTACACCATATAATGCAGATTCAGCGACTCTAAATAAAACTAAGAATATAGGTATTGCAGGATATGATGTTGACTTTAATCCAGCATTGAATACATTCATAGTGGCTACAGGAATTGGTGAATTACTTGAATATATTAATGTTGAAACATATACTGAACCACCATATGGAACATTAAATATTGATAGCACAGGAGATAAGAGCTTTACACAGACTATAGAAAAAGATAAAAATTATATGTTAAAGTATGATTTAACACAAGATAAATTCTTGGTTGTTTCTGATTACGGAATAGTATCTTAATTATTGCAATATTCTGAATAATATGGTATAATAAAGATAACAAAAGTGAATAGGGGCACGTCTTCTGTTCACTTATTTTTTAAAAAGTAGGTGAAAATATGGATGAGAAAAACGGAGGATTTATAAGTATTAAAGACCATCGTGAGATAATTAAATCGCTACTAACTGTTGGAGCATTAATAATCGGAGCATGGGCAGTAACAACAATATATGCTTTTAGGACTATAGGAAACATGACGGACTTATATTTTACAACAGACTATGAATATGGTACTGAAATCACTAACACAAATACAAATACGAATAGTAACGACGAGATAAGGGAGGAATAATAGATGCCTAAACCAAGAAAACCTATAAAACCTTTAAAGAAAGGCAAAGGGGCTAAGCCTAAGAAAACACCAAAGGTTACTAAACGTAGAAAAGCGAGGTAACATATGGATAAAATATTAGAAGCGATGCCACCACAATATATGATATTAGGAATGATATTCATGTCAATAGCTGTAACCATAGCTGGAACTATATATTTGATTTTAAAATTTCAAAAAGATAAACCAGATGTATATAAGGCGGATGACGATGGCAAGTTATATAAAGTGGATGGAATGAAAGACTTAGAAGATAAAGTGAAAGATATTGATGATAACGTAAAAGAGATTTTATTGAGGATGAAAATAGATAAGGAGGGTTAATATGAACAAGAATAAGAAAGAATTTGAATTATCTAATATACAACCGTATATAGACGCTGGGATAACTGGTAAAGGTTGGAAATTCACAACATTAGAATCTTTAGGAAAATCACACGGTCATGCTGAAATGACTATAGCAGTATATAAGACAGGATTACCTGATGCTGAGTTTATAGAATGTCCTATTAAAACAGCTTGGTCTGACGATAACATAGATGATGTTGTTGATTGGGCTATAGAGAATGGAATAAGAACTATACTAATATCTTTATTAAGTAGTTTAACCGGCGAGGAGATTGAAAAATATAACAATGCTATTAAAAGAGGACAAGAGCACGGTGTATTTTTTGCTAACTCTATAGGTAATGATAGTAAAGATATGACTGGTAAAAATAATTTAGCAACTGTATCTAATAATACTATAATCTCAGCAATTTACTTTCATGATGGATTAAATAAAATCATGAGAGCAGGGTATTCAAATTATGGTGAACCTGTTGATTATGCAGAATTTTCTAACATATGGCTAGAATCATTAAATAAATATGGCACAGGAACAAGTGCATCTAGCCCATTCTTTAATATGAAACGAGATATGATAAGAATATATGTAGAAAAAATAACAAACAAGAAGGCTGATTATAATATGATTATGGAAATAGTCAATGAACACATTATTGATTTAGGAGAAATAGGTGAAGATTATTATTACGGTAAAGGGTTATTAAAACTACCGAACTTAGATTACTATATACAATTAGAAGAGGAGGATGAGGAAATGATTAGAAAATTAGAAGAGCTACACCCGAAAGTAAGAATCATGACAGAAGAATTATTATACTTATGTGAGAAAGAAGGTCTAGACATAATGATAAATGAGACATACAGAACTCAAGAAAGACAAAATGAGTTATATGCTCAGGGTAGAACAGCACCCGGTAATATTATCACTTGGACTAAACATTCAAAACATACTGAGAGAAGAGCTGTTGACTTTATACCTGTAGATGAGGACGGTAATCCAGATTGGAATGACCATGACACATTTGATAAGGTTCGTAAAATAGCTACAGACTTAGGATTTACAATATTGGGTGACTTTGATAAAGCACATATTCAATATGATGGTGATATAACAATGAGTGATTGGGATATCGAGAGAAGCGAAGCTAGATTATACTATATGATAAAAGGTATGACTGACGGTAGCAATCCAACAGGACCATTAACTAGAGAACAATATTGGGTAATGAAGAGAAGAGAGGAGAATGATTAATATGAAGAAGGATTTAACAGCAATGGGTAAAGCACTAGTTTTGTTTTTGACTAATACAGCTAAACTTATTAAAATAGATAGTATAGTAACATTAGCTACAACAGGAGTAGTTGCTTATATGGCACTTACTGGTACTTTAGAAGGACCAAGTGCTACAGCATTTCTACCAATATATATGATTATAATCAAAAGTTATTTTGATAAAAAAGCGAATAAGGAGGGTTAATTATGCCATCACACAATGAAGAAGAAAGAAAAAAAAGAAGACAAGAAGGTACACTTAGATTTACTGGTGACCCGGGTAAAGTAGGCACTGCATTTGATGCGGAAGGTGGAACTACTGACACTGGTGCAACATCAGCAAGTAGACGAGTACAACGTCAATCTGAAATAGATAGAGTTAGGAGAAATAGAGCTTTAACAGAATTAGAACAAGCTAGAACATCTGCACTCAGTGGACTTGAACAAAGAGAAAGACAGCTAGCACCAACATTCCAAGCTGAGAGAGCTGGATTAAGCGGAGCAAGTCAAGTTAGAGCTAGAAATTTAGCAGAGTATTTGGCTAATAGAGGTGTCACTAGAAGTGGAGCAACGCTACAAGGAGCATTAGCTAGAACAGGGCAACTTGGTACACAATTAGCTGGTTCACAACAAAGAGAAACTCAAGCTAGACAAGATATAGCACAAGAAAGAGCTGATATAGGTAGAGAATTTGGTTTAAGAAGATTAGGAGCTTTCTCTAAATTAGAAGAGCAAGAATTACTTGGTCAACAACAATTAGAGAGGGATTTAACATCTCTTGCTGATAGAGAAAGAGCTATCGCTAGACAAACTAAAGCTGATGAATTTGAAGATATCCAAAGAGAAGTTGCTTTATCTGCTGGAGATTATGCACAAGCAATGCAAGATTATTTGGCTGAGGGTGGAAGCCCATCTGACCCAAGATATAGAGCTTTACAGACTGCTAGAGCTGAGAAAATACGAGAACAGGAACTTAGAGAAGTTCAAGCTACAACTACTGAATTACAGCAAGAAAAACTTAGAGTTGATATTGATAAAATAGAGGCTAGTGTAGCAGACCCTGAACCTAGTACAGATAGAAGAATAAAAGACTTAGCGGAAGATATATTACTTAAAAATTCTGGACCAAATGTGATAGTTAAAATGGAACCAGAAGAAGCTCTAAGACAAGCTACAATACTTATAAAAGGTGAAGCACCAGCGGTTGTAACTCAACCCGGACAATTAACTCCATCTGGTAGAGAAACCTTTAGAAATCTATTAGGAGATTATGATTTCCTAAAATAAAGGAGGTGTTATAAAATGGGTATAAGAGAAGGAGAATTAATAAGCAAAGGCATAGAGGCTGGAGAATTTAAGTTTGATGACCTTAATCCACAAGGACAAAAGGATGTTCTTGATTATGGTGAGGAGCAAGGTTTCTTAACAAAACAACAAAGAAGTAAAGCAAATAAGGAACTCAAATTACCTACTGTTGGTGCTACAGTTGGGGCG